GCCGAGTATCGCGCGAAGGCCTGGGCCGAGTGCATCCCGCTCAGTCGCCCCGACGTGCCCGCGGACTTCTGGGGCGAGGGCCTCCCCGACTGGAGATCCGTTGCTATCGACTGGTGAGCTGGCCGCCATCCAGGCCGAGGCCGCCCTGCTGCTCCCGGATACTGCCGAGATTCAGCGGCCGACCGCGGGCGCCCAGGACGGTATGGGCGGCACCACGATGGCCTGGCAGACGGTGGCCACCGTGCCGTGCGCCGTGGGGCCGCGGCCCTACCGCCCGGACGAGAGCGTGGTCGCCGCGCAGCTCGGCACGCAGGCCGCCTGGATCGTGCTGCTGCCCGTCGGGACCGACGTCCAGCCGCAGGACCGCATCGTCGTCGGCCCCAGCACCTTCGAGGTGGCGGCGCCGCTCGGGCCGCGCACCTGGGAGTTCGTGCGCGAGATCGCCTGTGTGCAGGTGCTCTGATGTTTAGCCTCAGCTCGACCCTGACTTACGCAGGCCTGCAGGCCTTCCGCGACAGCCTGCACGACCGGGCCGATGAGGTCATCCGTAAGGCCGCCTTCGACGTCGAGGCGCGGGCGAAGCAGGCCGCGCCGATCGACACGGGCGCGCTGCGCAACAGCATCTACACCCGCACCCGCAAGGAGAGCGGCTACGGCGCCGCGCGGTCGGCCGCGCAGGGCGCCAACGGCCAGGCGCGTATGCTCCCCGAGCACGAGCGGCCCGACGACCTGGCCGCCGTCGTCGCCGTCGGCGCCGAGTACGGCGTGTACGTCGAGCTGGGCACCCGCCGCATGGGCGCGCGGCCGTTCCTCGGCCCGGCCGCCGAGGCCGTGCGCCCCGCGTTCGTCGAGGCGATGAAGGCGCTCCACCCGTGAGCAGCGAGACGGTCACGGCGCACGCCTGGCTGGCCGCGACGCTGCAGGGCGATGCGACGCTCCAGAGCCTCACCGGCAGCCGCATCTACCGCAACCAGGCCGACGAGGGCGCCCCCACGCCCTACGTCGTGTGGAGCTACCAGGGCGGGCACCACGTCCAGGGCGTCGGCACCGCGCGCATCATGGCCGATCTCGTCTTCCAGGTGAAGGCCATCGGCCTGGTGAAGCAGGACGCGGCCGCGCTCCGGGCTATCGCCGACCAGCTCGACGCGGTGCTCCAGGGCGCGAGTGGCAGCACTGCCGCCGGCGCCGTCTACGCGTGCGTCGGCGAGCAGCCCGTCGACTACGAGGAAACCGACAGCGGCATCCGGTACTGGCACCTCGGTGCCCTGTACCGGCTGATCGCCCGCGGCGCCTAACCCCCGTCGCCACCGCTCACCGCGGCTCTGCTGCCGCCCCGCGCGGTCCACTGCGGACCCACCCGACCGCATGGGAGTCTGCCGTGGCAGAGCGAGCCAGTATCGCCCAGGTTGTCCAGCTCGGCGTCGAGACCACGCCGGGCACCAGTACCGCCGCCAACAAGCTCCTCCAGAGCATCTCCATCGAGCCGAGCATTCAGGCGAACATCAGCCTGTTCCGCCCGATGGGCACGAAGTACCCGACCGTGCAGGCGCTCGGCCAGGAGTGGTCGCAGGCGAGCATCAAAGGCCAGCCGACCTACACCGAGCTGATCTATCTGCTCAGCTCGATCCTGAAGAGCGTCACGCCGACCCAGATCATCCCGACCACGGGCCAGGCGTACTCCTGGCTGTTCGACCCGTCGAGCACCAGCGAGGACACGGTCAAGACCTTCACCGTCGAGCAGGGCTCCGCGGTGCGCGCCCACAAGTTCAGCTACGGCATCGTCCCCGAGCTGGGCATGACGTTCTCCCGCAAGGACATCGCGCTCACGGGCACGATGCTCGGCCAGAACCTCACCGACGGCATCACCCTGACCGCCACGCCGACGGCGATCCCGCTCGTGCCGATCCTGCCGAAGCAGCTCGACGTCTACATCGACCCGAGCTCGGCGGGGCTGGGCACGACGAAGGCCAACCGCGTGCTCTCGGGCTCCTGGACCCTGAGCGGCCGCTTCGGGCCGCTGTGGACCGTCAACTCGGCGAACAACAGCTTCGCGGCCCACGTCGAGACCGAGCCCAAGCTGGAGCTGAAGCTCCTGCTCGAGGCCGACGCCGAGGGCATGGGCTACCTGGCGGCCGCGCGCCAGGGCGACACGCGGTTCATCCGCCTGGCGGCCGCCGGCGCGCAGATCGAGGCCGGCCCGCCCGCGTCCACCTACCTCTTCCAGCTCGACCTCGCCGGCAAGGTCTCGGGCGTCGGCCCGTTCGCCGACTCGGACGGCGTCTACGCCATCGAGTGGACCTTCCAGGCCGTCCACGACGCCACCTGGGGCCGCGCGCTCCAAGTGAAGGTCGTCAACACCCAGACCAGCCTGTAACCCGCGCGCCCCCATACCCCCGGGGCGATACGCGCCCCGGGCCCGCACAAGGAGAGCATCCGCATGGCCCTACGCCTCAGCCACCTGGCCGCCGATCGGCGCACCGTGCAGGTGCCCGTCGGCGACGAGCAGCTTACCGTGACCTACCGCCCGTCGGGCTACACGCCGCTCGTCGAGGAGGAGGTCGCCGCCAAGCGCGACGACGACCGCCGCCCCGCCGGCCCGATCGTCGCCCTGCTCGCCGGCGTGCTCGACGCCTGGGACCTCCAGGACGACCGCGGCAAGCCCGTCCCGACCACGGCCGAGAGCCTGCGCACGCTGCCCACGCGCTTCCTGGGGCAAGTCCTGACGGCGATTGTCGAGGACATGTCCCCGGGGGAAGCGGGCGCGCCCTCCGCCGCTGGCTAACCACGGGCGGCGTCGTGGGCGCCTGTCCCCCGTGGTATCCGCTGCTCCGCGCGGCCCGCTACCTCGGCGTGCCGCCGTGGGAGCTGGCCCGGCAGCCCGTCACCTGGCAGCGCTGGGCCCTCGCAGCCGAAGAGGCCGAGGGCGCCGCCGCCCGTGCCGCCCGCGAGCGTAACGCCTAACCCATCCCCGCACCGGGAGCTACCCCGTGGCCGTCAACATCGCCGAGCTGGCCGTCATCCTCCGCGCCGACGACCAGATCACCGGCGTGCTCGACTCGACCCTCAAGAAGCTCGACGACACGCACAAGGCCATGCTCGGCGTCGGCGCCGCCATGACCGCCGTGGGCGTGGCGGGCGCCGGTGCCTTCGGCGAGGCGCTCAGCAAGGCGGGCGAGTTCGAGAAGACCATGTCGGGCGTGAAGGCCGTGATGTCGCCCGAGGAGGTCGACGCCTTCGGCCAGTCGCTCAGCGACCTCGCGCTCAAGCTCGGCAAGGACACCGTCTACAGCGCCAAAGAGGCGGCCGAGGGCATCGAGGAGCTGGTCAAGGGCGGCATCTCGGCCACGGACATCCTCGACGGCGCCGCCGCGGCCACGCTGAACCTGGCGGCGGCCGGCGGCACCTCACTCAAGGACGCCGCGGAGATCGCCAGCAACGCGCTCAACACCTTCAACCTGCGCGGCGAGGACATGGCCCACGTCGCCGACCTGATCGCCGGCGCGGCCAACGCCAGCTCGCTGGAAGTGAGCGACTTCAAGTTCGCGCTGCAGCAGGTGGGCGCGGTCGCCAAGGTGTCGGGCCAGACGATCGACGACACCGCCACGGCCATCGCCATCCTCGGCAACGCCGGCGTGAAGGGCTCCGACGCCGGCACGTCGCTCAAAGTGTTCCTCACCGACCTGGTGCCGAAGTCGAAGCAGGCCGCCGAGGAGATGAAGAAGCTCGGGCTCATCACCGAGGACGGCGCGAATCAGTTCTTCGACGCCTCGGGGAAGGCCAAGAGCTTCGGCGAGATCGCGGACCTCTTGCAGAACGCGATGGCGGGCCTCACCGAGCAGGAGAAGCTGCAAAGCCTCCACCTGATCTTCGGGACCGACGCCATGCGCGCGGCTGCCATCATGGCCGACGCCGGCGCCGAGGGCTTCGACCAGATGGCCGAGAGCATGGGCAAGGTGACGGCCGAGGCCGTCGCCGCCACCCGGCTCGACAACCTGGCCGGCAGCATGGAGCAGCTCAAGGGCTCCGTCGAGACGCTGGCCATCACCGTCGGCGAGCGGCTGCTCCCCGTCGCGCGCGTGCTCGTCGATCGCGTGACGGACCTGGTCAACTGGTTCCTCGAGCTGCCCGAGCCGGTGCAGAACACGGCGGTGGCCATCGGCGTCGTGGTGACCGCGGTCGGGCTGCTCGGGGGGCCGCTCCTGATGCTCGCGGGCGCACTGCCCGCCATCACTGCGAGCTTTGGTCTCGTCGGCGGTGCCATCGCCGCCGTGGCCGTGCCAGTGGGGCTCGTGACAGCCGCCATCGCCGCGCTGGCCGTCGCCTGGGTGAACAACTGGGGCGGCATCCAGGACAAGACGCAGGTCGTCATCGGCTGGGTCACGGACACGGCGATCCCCGCCCTCCAGAGCTTCGCGGGCTGGATTGGCGACAACGTGGTGCCCGTACTGAAAGATATGGCCTTCACCATCGGGGAGAAGGTGCTGGCGGCAGCCAAGGACTTTAGCGACTGGTTTGGCGAGCATGTGCAGCCCGTGCTCAATGACTTGGGGGACTGGCTGCAAAATACCGGCATTCCGTACCTCAAGGACTTCGCCTTCACTATCGCCAAGAATGTGCTCGCGGCGGCCCAGGAGTTTAGCGATTGGTTCGCGGAGCACGTCCAGCCGACGCTGGATGATCTCGGCCAGTGGCTCCAGGAAACGGGAATTCCCGCGTTCAAGGACTTCGCGGGGTTCCTCAAAGACACGGTTCTGCCGGCAGTGCAAGCCCTCGGCGGCTGGATCAAAGATCACCTCCTCCCGGTTATTGTGACCGTCGCCGGGTTCATCGTGGGCGAGGAGATGCAGGCGTTCCGCACGCTGGCGGGCTTTCTCGCCGGCGGCTTCATCCAGGCCCTGCACGGCGTGGGCAACCTGCTGAGCACGCTGGGGCCGATTCTCGGCAACCTGTTCGGCGGCATTCAGGCGTTCGTGACGTGGGGCGAGCAGGCCACGCGCGGCATGCGCCAGATCGGCCAGCAGATCATCCAGGGGTTCCTGCAGGGGCTGGGCGAGATCTGGGCCACCGTCGGCCCCACCCTGGCGGAGAAGCTGGGCGGCCTACTGGCATTCTTGCAGTCGCCGGCCGTGCTGAACATCAACTCGCCGTCGCGCACCTGGGCCGATCGCCTGGGGCGGCCCAGCGGCGAGGGTTATATCCAGGGGACCGTCGAGGCGTTGGACGCTGGTACCCCGACCGTGACCGCGGCGGTCGTCCGGGTGCTGGGGACGCCCCTCGAGGAGGGCCGCCGCAAGGCCCGCGAGATCATGGGCGTGCTCGAGGCCGAGGTCACGGCCGGCGCGGACACGGTTGATACCTTCCTGGCCGACATTCAGACCTCGGTCAAGGCGCGGTTCGCGGGCATCCAGGCCGACTTCCGGACGATGGCCACCACGGCCGTGGCGGGTACCCAGGCGGTGGCGGCCGCGAGCGCCGCGGCGGTGCAGGCGGCCGCGGAGGCCCAGCAGGCCGCGGTGGCGGAGGCGGCCAACAACCTGGTGAAGGTCACGGCCGCCATGCAGCAGGCTATCCAGGCGGTCAAGAGCGGGGCGGCCGGCAACGTCGGGGGCGGCATCGAGGGCCTGCAGAACATCATCAACACGGGCCTGACGAGGCCGACGAGCGGCACGGGCGGCCCGAGCGGCGGCAAGAACGCGCTGCAGGGCTTCCAGAGCGGCGCCTATCCGGGGAGCGGGCTCGCGGCCTGGGGGCTCACCGCGCCGGGCCTGACCCTCGGCCAGATCTACGGCAACAGCTTCCCCAACCCGTTCGACCAGCCGACGACCTCCAGCCTCTTCAGCCGGCCGGTGGGGGCGCCCACCGCGGGGCCGCAGGGCACGAACGGGCCGAGCTACGACCCGAACTACCTCCAGAACGCGCTCTACGCGATGAACCCCGGGCTGTACGCGCTGCAGTACATGATCGCCAACGGCATCGACCCGACGACGCAGGCCGGCTACGCCGTCAACGTCACGGGTGACGCGGCCGCCGCGCGGGCGGGCGGCCCCACCTACAACATCACGATCAACGCCCCCGGCGGCGAGCAGTTGACCGAGGACGGCCTGCTGCGGATGCTGCGGCGCGCGGAGCTGCTGCATGGCGCTTGAGGTCGTGAGCTGGGTGGCGCCCGACGGCGTGGAGACGGTGCTGAGCGGCCAGCCGCAGTTCGAACTGCTGTGGGGCCGCCAGGGCGCCTTCATGCCGCCCATCGCCTTCGCCGAGGAGCCGGTCCCGCTCCAGCCCGGCGCGCGGCTGCGCCAGGTGCAGGTCGGCGTGCGCGAGGTGGACCTGCCGCTCCTGCTGCGCGGCGCGGACGCGACGGCGCTCCGCGCGCTCTACCGGACGCTGCTGCACACCTTCGACCCCCAGCGCGGCGACGGCAAGCTGCGCGTGCAGGGCCCGGACGGCGGCGTGCGCGAGCTGACCTGCCGCTATCACAGCGGCCTGGAGGGCGCCGAGGTCCTCGACAAGGACGCCGGCGGCACGAGCTGGCGCAAGGTCGTGCTCGTGCTGCGCGCCTGGGACCCGTACTGGTACGCGACCGCGCCCACCCGCGTCGATTTCGCCGTCGGCAGCGCGGCGACGCCGTTCTTCCCGTTCTTCCCCCTGCGCCTGTCCGCCAGCACGGTGCTCGGCGACGCGGCGGTCAGCAACCCCGGCGACGTCGAGGCCTGGCCCATCTGGACGATCACCGGCCCGGGCAGCAACCTGGTCCTCACCAACGTCACGACCGGCGCCGCGCTGACGCTGGTCACCACGCTCGGCGCCAGCGACGTGGTGACGATCGACACGCGGCCCGGCCAGAAGACGGTGAGCGGGGCGGACGGCAGCAACCTGTTTGGCACCCTCAACGCCGCCTCCCACTTCTGGGCGCTGCCGCGCGGGAGCAGCAGCGTGCGCGTCGAGCTGAGCGGCGCCACCGGGGGGAGCCTCGTCACCCTCGTCTACTATCCCCGCTACCTGGGAGCCTAGCGTGCCGCAATACCGCCTCCTGGTGCGCGACCCCGGGCGCATCCCCGTCGCCGAGGTCGACGACTTTGCCGAGCTGCAGGCCATCCCGCGGTTCAATGCCGTGGGCACCTGGAGCCTGCGCCTGCCGGCCACGAGCCGCCCGGCGCAGCTCCTGGTCGAGGGCGGCGGGCTCATCGTCTTGCGCGACGGCCTGACGCTGCTGAGCGGCCCCGTCGAGCAGCTCGACCGCGAGTGGAGCGTGCAGGGCGACATGCTCACGGCCACCGGCGTCGACGACGTGAGCCTGCTCGCGCACCGGCTGGCGTATCCGGTCCCGAGCGGCCCGCCGTACACGGCGCAGGACTATGACGTGCGCACGGGCGTCTGCGAGACGGTGCTGCGGCAGTACGTCGACGCGAACGTCGGCGGCGCGGCCGCCCCAGCGCGCCAGGAGCCCGCGCTGAGCCTCGCCGCCGATCTCGGGCGGGGCGCCCCGGTGACCGGGCGCGCCCGCTTCCAGACCCTCCTCGAGCTGCTCCAGGGCCTCGCTCTCTCGGGCGGGCTGGGCTTTCGCATCCGGCAGCAAGTGACCGCCGTCGGCTTCCCGCTGGAGTTCGAGTGCTACGTGCCGACGGACCGCTCGACGTCGGCGCTGTTCAGCCGCGAGCTGGGCACCCTGCAGAGCTTCGGCTACACCCGCGCGGCCGCGACGGCGAACTACGTGATCGCCGGCGGCTCGGGCACCGGCACCAGCCGCACCTTCGCGGAGCGCGGCGACGCCGCCAGCATCACCACCTACCGCCGGCGGGAGGTCTTCCTCGACCAGCGCGACACGGCGAACGCGGCCGAGCTGGACCAGGCCATCGGGCAGACGCTCGCGCAGCAGGCCCAGCGCACCGAACTGCGCCTGACGCCGATCGACACGGCGAGCCTGGCCTTCGGCGTCGACTACCAGCTCGGCGACGTCGTGACCGTCATGGTGGACGGCGTCGCGTTCACGGACGTCGTGCGCGAGGTGCAGCTCACCCTCCGCGGCGACCAGGCCGAGCAGATCGTGCCAACCATCGGCACCCCGAGTCTGGCCAATAGTGTGGTGCCCCTCCTCTTCCGCGCGCTCCGCGACCTCCGCGGCCGCATCAGTCACCTGGAGCGACAGTAATGGCGCAGACCTGTTACCCCTTCGACGCGGGCGCGGGCGCCAACGTCACCGAGAACCAGTGGTACAAGATGGCCCGCGTCTGGGCGCTCGACGGCGTCGTCCAGGACTCCGGCGGCGGCCCGGTGAGCGGCGAGCTGGGCGTCTTCGCCGACAGCACCGGGCTGCAGGTGAAGGTGCGGCCCGGCCAGGCCTGGGGGGCGGGCGCGTTCTACGAGAACGACACGCAGTTCACGCTCGGCCCCTTCGCCGCGGCCCACCCGACGCTCGACCGGATCGACCGGGTGGTCGTCCGCATCGACTGGAACGCCAATACCGGCCAGCTCACCGTGCTCGGCGGCGCCCCCGCCGCGAGCCCCACGCCGCCCCAGCTCGCGCTCGCCCCGGGGCAGCTCCTCGACCTGCCGCTGGCGCAGGTGCGGGTCCGCGCCGGCGCCACCATCATCGGCGCCGGCGACGTCACCGACGAGCGCCGCATTCCGATCCTGAACGACCTCTGCGCGCCCGGCATCGTGCGCGACTTCGCGGGCGGGACGGTGCCGCGCGGCAACCTGCTGTGCTATGGCCAGGCCGTGAGCCGGGTCACCTACGCGGACCTCTTCGCGGCGATCGGCGTCATCCACGGCGCGGGCGACGGCGCGACGACCTTCAACGTGCCCGACTGCCGTGGCCGCGGCACGATCGGCCTGGACAACCTGGGCGGCCCCGCGGCGGGCCGGGTGCTGGCCGCCACCGCCGCGGGCACCACCGGCGGCGAGGCCACGCACCTGATCACGGTGGACGAGATCCCGACGCACCAGCACACGGTCAATCTGAGCGCCGTCTCGGATCGCGAGAGCGCCACGCACGCGCACGCCGTCGATCCGCCCGCCGCGACGACCGGCGCGGGGGGCGCGGACCATAGCCACGGCATCGGCGCGCAGACCGTGACGACGGACGGGGAGTCGGCGGGCCACTCGCACGGGACGACGGGCACCGGCGGCGGCAGCCACAGCCACGGCGCGGGCACCTACGGCGGGACCACGGGCGGCGGCACCCCCCACCAGCACTCGTTCCCGGCGAACCTGAACGCCAGCCTCGGCACCGCCCGCGTGGCGACCAACCAGGACAACGCCGCGCCCGGCACGGTCACCACGGACGCCGAATCCGCGCACACGCACACGTTCGCGGTAGGCGGCACCAGCGGCGCCACGAACATCGACCATAGCCATGCCGTCGGCGGCAACACGTCGGGGCACACGCACTCGCTCACGATCGGCGCCCACGCCACCGATACGGGCGGGGCGAGCCATAGCCACACCCTGGATATCGCGTCGTTCACGTCGGGCACCCAGACCGACAACCACCAGCACTCGGTCACCATCAGCGGCCTGACGGGCGGCACCGGCACTGGCCTCGCCCACAACAACATGCCGCCCTGGTGGGGGGCCCTCAAGATCATCAAGTTCTAAGCGCCCTCGCCCCGGGCCCGCACAAGGAGTGACCGTGACGCAACGCGCCTTCCCCTTCGACGCCGGCGCGGGCTCCAGCGTCCTGGAGTCCGACTGGGCGCTGATGGCCCGCCACTGGCTCGGCGCCGGCGTGCTCCTCGACGAGCTGAACGGCCTGCAGGTCTACGCCGATAGCACCGGGATGCAGGTCAAGATCCGCACGGGCAAGGCGTGGGTCGGCGGCTGCTTCTACCTCAACGACGCCGAGGTGACCCTCGGCCCCATTGCCGCGGCGAATCCGACCAACCCGCGCATCGACCGCGTGGTCCTGGACGTCGATTGGGGCGCCAACACCGCGGCCCTCGCGTACCTCACCGGCTCGGCGGACCCCAGCCCCGCGCCGCCCGCGCTGACCTTCCAGACGGTCGGCACGCGGTACTGGCTGCCGCTCGCGCAGGTGCGCGTCGAGGCTGGGGCCGTCACGATCGCGGCCGACAAGATCACGGACGAGCGCCCGAACGCCATCCCGCGCCTGCACGACCTGCTCACCGGCCATACGGTGAGCGGGCTGACGGTCGGCGACGGCCTGGAGGCGACGGCCGCGGGCGCTATCGCCTTCCGCCCGCGGCTCACGGCCCACGTCACGCGGACGGGCGCGAAGCCGCTCACCCCCGCGACGCGCACCATCCTGGACTTCGACGGCGACCGCTACAAAGACGATGCGACCATGCACAGCACCGTCACGAACAATTCGCGCCTCGTCGCCCCCGTGGCGGGTCGCTACGCCATTGGCGCCTGCATCGGCTTCGACAACACGAGCACGGTGGGCTTCCGCCTCGCCGCCCTCAAGCTCAACAACGCCGCCTACATCGGCGAGGACTCGAAGAACGCCGTCAACGGCTACTACACCTACTGCGCGCCGACGACGACCTACGACCTGGCCGCGGGCGACTACGTCGAGGTCGAGGTCTACCAGAACAGCGGCGCGACGCTGAACGTGATTCTGGCGCCGAGCGAGTCGCCGGAGTTCTGGCTGTCGCTGCTGCGGAGGCGCTAATGGCCCAGCGACGCACCTACGCCAAAGCGATCAACGTCGGGCGGCTCTGGGAGCAGCTCGGTGCGGCGGGCATCACCCCGACCAACGCCTGGGTGCGGGAGGCGGACTGTATCCTCGAGGTCGCCGACGACGTGAACCTGGCGACGCTCGACAGCCTCGTCGCGGCGCACGATCCCACGCAGCTCAGCGCGGCCGAGCAGCAGGCGCAGCAGGACCACGCGGACCTGAGCGGCTATCTGGCGGTCATCGTGGCGGCGGGCACGCAGACCCAGCAGGCGATCAACGTGCTGCAGGCCGCCACCTGGGACACGCTCACCGCCGCCCAGCGCACGAACGCCGTGGCCCTCATCCTCGGCAACCAGCTCCGCTTCCTCAAGGCGCTCGCAGTCCTCGCCCGCCGCGCCCAGCCCAGCTAACTCCCGCCGCTCCGCCGGCCCGAAGGATCCCCGCCATGCACGCGCCCGAGCCCCGCACGACCCGCGAATACGCGATCGCCACCTACCTGATGGTGGGCGAGATCCACACGCACCTCGCGCGCCTCGACGAGGACCTGCAGGCGCAGCGCACCGACGTCGAGAGCCTGAAGGCGTTCCGCACGCAGGTGAAGGCGATCCTCGCGCCGCTCGCGCTCGTGGGCGGCCCCATCATGGGCGCCATCGCCGCCTGGCTGCTGCACGCGCGGCCGGGGGGCTGA